GCCGCCGTTGCATCAAAGGCCCCCTTTGTTGCATCAAAGGAGCCGATCGTCGTCGTCTTGCCGGGGCAACCGCTCGGCAAGGGTCGCCCCCGGTTCACCCGCAAAGGGCATGCCTATACCCCCGCAAAGACGCGCGCCTATGAGCGGGCGCTGGGTTACGCCGGCCAAGTGGCCATGAAGGGCCGAGAACCGCTCACGGGGCCGCTAAACGTCACCGTGACGGCAATTATGGGCGTTCCACCGTCCTGGAGCGCCAAAAAACGGGATGCGGCCCTTGTCGGCGCGATCTGGCCCACTGGACGGCCCGATGCCGACAATTGCCAAAAAGTGGCTTTCGATGGCCTGAACGGCATCTGCTGGCGGGACGATTCGCAGGTCGTCCGAGCGACCATCGAAAAGCGCTACGGCGAGGAGCCGAAGGTGCAAGTTGAAATCAAGTTGATGGGAGCATTCGATGCTTGACCCGTTCGCTGGCCTGCCGCGCAGGCATTTTGGCGCGATCCTCGCGGACCCGCCGTGGCCCTTCGCTACGTGGTCGCACAAAGGCCAAGGCCGTAGTGGTGAGGCCCACTATAACACCATGTCGCATGAAGACCTATACGCGATGCCAGTTCGCGACCTAGCGGCCGATTCATGTGTTCTTTTTCTGTGGATAGTTCAGACGCAAATTCCGCAGGCCGTAAAGCTTTGCAAGACATGGGGATTTACGCTGAAGTCGGTTGCCTTCGGTTGGATCAAAGGCGATGGCTTGCCCCTGTTTCCCGACGATGTTGTTACCCAAATGGGCATGGGAAAATGGACGCGGGCTGAGTTCGAGCAGTGCTGGCTCGCTACGCGCGGTAGCCCAAAGCGATTCAATGCCGACGTGCGCCAGATTTTGGATCAACGCCGCCGCGAACATTCGCGCAAGCCCGACGAAATCCACGACCGAATCGAACGCCTAGTTCCCGGCCCATACCTTGAATTATTTGCGCGGGCACAGCGTCCAAACTGGACGGTATGGGGAAATGAGGTCGGGAAATTCGATGCGCCCTACAACGCAACCGCCGATGTCGAAGGCTCGTTCCGTGACGCCTATGCTGCGGTGCGGGAGCGCGTGGCGGCGGGCGGCCCCGGCTGGACGCCGAAACCGTGAGAGGGAGAAGTGGTGAAGTTTGGACGAAGTGCATTGTGCCTGGTTGTGAGCGCAAACTTCTTGCGCACGGAATGTGCAGCATGCACTACCAGCGTTTTACAAAACATGGTGATTTTGAACTCCGTATGACGCCTAAGCGAGCTAAGGCAGCAACTGAGGAAGAACGTCTACAGCGTAGACGCCAGCAATTCAGAGATTGGTATGCCCGAAGGGGACCTCCACCAGTGACTGAAGAACGTCGGAAAAAACATACTACATATGCGCGAGAGCATAATAGAAAACACCCAGAAAAAAGCAGGGCTACAGCAAAACGATGGGCGAAAAACAATCCAGAATCCCTCCAAAAATATTATTTTAAAAGGAAATATGGTATAACTCTCGAAGAACGCGATGCAATTTTTAATTCACAAGGTAGCAGATGCGCGATTTGTCGAACAGACGACCCCGGCAGAAATGGCTGGGTTGTAGATCATTGCCATACGACCAATAAAGTGCGGGGAATACTTTGTCGTCACTGTAACCATGTTTTAGGATTTGCAAAGGACGATACAGCTATTCTTAATTTGGCTATTAAATACTTGAAAAAAGGACTCCTTTTATGATTGACACCGCCCTGATAATCCAAGCCGTGAACGAGTTCGAGCGCTGCGGCAGGCTCATCGCGGCGGGGCTCGGGCTGGTGAAGCTGCGGGAGCGGTATGACACTTGGTGGCGGGACGATCTGCCGCCCGATGAACGGACATGGCGCGCCTATACCGCGAAGCACATGCGATTCGGTGCCGACCGGGCCGATTTCCTGCTCGGCCGCATGACCCGAATCGGCGGCAAGATGCGCTGCACGAGGTGTGGCACCGAATCAGGCTGCCCGTGCGCATGCGGGGCGGCCTACGTGCCGACTCACCGATGGGCGCGTGCAGCGGGCCCGGCCGAAGTCGCCGCCCCTGAACCCACCGCGCTCGCCCGCGCCATGGCGGCGATTGCGGCCCATCCCGAGAGGTCGAACCGCGCCATCGCAAAGGAAATTGGCCTTAGCGAACCGACACTTCGGCGGGCGCGGCAGAAGTTGGCGGAATCTCCTGCGGAATGACGCAGGATGACGCACCCCACCTAGATACCAAGTGCATTCCCGCTTGTTCGCCCGCCGATTCGCGCCCACACTCCCCGCGCGGGCGTCTCCACCCGGTGGCGCCCGTGTTTGACGACAGTTTCCTCCCCAACGAACTTGGCGCGGTCTTCGGGCCGCGCCTTTTTTCGTCCCCGCTAAGTGTTGCGATTTCTTTGACCACAGCCGCTAACCCTAGCGCTGGAACCCGTCCCCGAATCCGGCTTAGCCTAGTGGACGCCGCCGCCGAGTCGCGGTAAAATCGTTCGACTTGAACTGCCGTTCGGTCGGCCACTGAACGGAATACGGGCGGGAGCGCGGCGCGTCCCTTGCGCTGCCCCCGCCCGCCCAAACCCGAAGGGACCGGGGTCATGTATCCAAATCAGCGCCGTATTGCGCATGAGACCAGGGCAATCCTGGTTGAGAGATTCCCGTTAGCGTTCTGTCCGAAAAGGCAACCAAAATTTCCGCTTAAAATTGGTATCTCCGTCGATTTGGTTGCTCGGTGCGGGGACTTAAAATGGAAGCATATTTCTCTGGCGCTGCGCGATTATACTAGCGGGGCCACTTACTTACGTGGACTTGTCGAAGGGGCTCCTCGAATAGATTTGGACGGGAACACCGCGGGAACGGTTACGGCCGCTCATGCAGCGCGCGCCAAAAGCCGACTTGAAGAATTGGAGAAAAGATGGGCTGCGGCCAAACCGCTGCCGCCGAAGCTTGGCCTCAGTGATCTCAAAGCCGCAGCGCTCGCGCGCAAGGCGGTCGCGGCATGAGTGCGATTGGCGACCTCGTTCAGTTGCTCTTGTCCACCGGACTGTCGGCGGATTCCATCAAGGCCGCCGTCGACCTCGCCCAACAGCACGCCCAAGAATCCGCCGATAAGTCCGCCGATAAGTCCGCCGACATCCGCCGACATCCGGTGGACAGCGCTGCGGAAAGGCGACGCACCTATGACCGTGAGCGTCAACGAAAAATCCGCCGACAATCCGCCGACAAGCTTAGTGAGCCTAATGATGTTCTTTCTTCTCCTGAAGGCCTTCAGGAAGAAGCAGCAAGTAAGAACGGAGTAAATGGAAGGGCGCGCGGGGCGCGCGGGACGCGGATGGCGCCCGGCGCGGCACTCATTGCGGAATGGCGTGAGTTTGCCAGATCGGAGGGCGCTGCCGACGCTGAGATTGATCGAACATGGTCGGAGTTCGTCGATTATTGGGTCGGCGTTCCCGGCCAACGCGGAGTCAAGCTTGACTGGTTTGCGACGTGGCGGAATCGGGTGCGGGCGGTGGTACAGCGGGGTAAGCCAGTCGGTGCGCGGGGGGACCCGCATGATTGGCGGAAGGCTGTCCTCTGATGGATGCCACCCGCTTCCGGCACGGACAGGCTGGCTACTTCACGCTGGCCGACCTCCCGCAGCGCGAATCGATTGCCGAGCATGCGATCAGCACCGGGTGGTGGGAGTTGGACCAGATTTTCAAACTGTACCGCGGGCAGTTTGTGGTGGTGACCGGAATCGCGGGATCCGGCAAGTCGACATTCCTGCTCAATGTCCTGCTGAATTTGGCCAAGAGGGACGTTCGGTCGTTCCTCTACGTCCCCGAGAACGAGCAACATCTGAAGGAGAAACTGAAGCCGATATGGAAAAACGATGCGACCTTCAACACGTTTGCGGCTCGTCAGTGCTTCGTCCAGTCCTCGATCCCCGATGCCTACGACTCAGAGCCTCGGACGCTTAATTGGGTACTCGAGCGAGCGGTCAAGGCGGTCACAGTCGACGGTGTCGACGTGGTGATGATCGACCCCTGGAACGAGTTGGAAAGGTCGAAGCCGCGCGATATGCTGATGAGCGACTACATCGGCGAGTGTCTGATGAGTCTCAAACAATTCTGCCGGTTCTTCAGCGTGTCGGTCATTCTGGTCGCCCATCCGACGAAGGCCGTGAACGAGCACGGCGGGCGCCTCCCAACGCTCGCCGACATCGAGGGATCAATGAACTGGTTCAACAAATGCGACAACGGACTCGTGGTTGTTCGCGAGGCAGATAAAAATACGGCCAAGGTCATCAGCGCCAAGGTGCGCGAGATCGGAGCCGGAAAGGTGGGATGCTGCCACTTCCACGTTGACCCCGAGACGGGAATCTTCACACCGCAATATGGAGCCGCAACGTGAGTTTGGATCGAACGCGCAAGGAAATATCTGCAATCATCGTGGAGATCGAAAGCGTTCCGCTAGAGTCCCGCAGAGCGCTTAGCCAAGCGGAGGACGGCGAGGCTTACGAGATCGTCCGGCGCATCC